AGAAGGGCAATGGGACTTGAAGACGACGGCCTTGAATCGATGGACGATTCACATTGGGTGGAGTTGCCAGCAAACCGGCTGGACCATTATTATTATAGACCAACGGATATCCTGTTCCTGTGGAGCCACCTCCATAGATTCCCTTTGAAGGGTCATACAATTCGGGTACATCTCCCACCAAGACCCGCCATTTTTGATAAGAACGATTGTCCAAATCACATTGAGCTTTACTGATTATATAAGATCCATCAAACTCTTGGATTTTTTGGCCTCCAATGAAAATTCCTACACTTTGAATGATTTGGCATCCAATATATTCCGCCCATGCAAAATTATATTGAGACTGTCTGCCATTCTGGAGGGGCAGACCCTCGATATATTTACAAAAAATGTCTGGCAAATCAAATGTGAAATAAATGTCACGGACCAAATCGGCAATGCGCTGAAATTTGTATCGAATCTGGATCGGCTGATCGTATGATAAACTCTGCGGACCATCCATCGAAAATGTTACGGACTCCTCGGAAAAATGTGCATATTTCTTATAGGTTTTATAAAAATAGGTAAAACTGGGATTACCACTTAATAGCACATTTTGTGCTCCGTATGCTACTAAGGAGTACAGACCACCTCCAGGCATCACTAGTGTTATTATAGTTAATCTATTTGCCCTTTAGACCTACAGATTGACAATTATTACATAAGATAAATGAGTAAAATTTGTAAAATTTATAAAATTTAATACGATTTGGCCCACCATGTATCCGATAAATAGGGTGGTCGATCCATTAACGATGAGGAATCCATTTTCGATGAGGGGCCCTCATTGACCAGTGTTTGAATTTCAGCATAGCAGAGTGCATAACTGAAATAATACAGACGACTGATCATGCCCTGCGCCGCACCAAATACATCAAACCCATTTTCATCCACTGATTCAAGGGTTTTTGGCATGGTAATGCGTCTCTGACTGAAACATACGATGTCCTGGTAGTTTTGGTAGGGTGTGTATCCGTCAAATGAGTATTTTTTCGATAAATTACCATTGATGTAAATTTCGAGCGCATTTTCTCGGCAAACAATCACCACATGCACCCATTTTCCAACGGGGATATTCTCCACTTCCACATAATTATTCCATGTCTTGTAGGTATTCATATACACACGAAGGGTATTGGTATCAGAGCGAAGATAAACACCGGGCCCTAACAGGGGAAATTGCGAGGAATATCCTTTGTGGAAAATGTGCTGTAGGCCATATTCTTGTCGGAAGGTGGATGGATTCACATTTAAATAAAAGGAATAACTAAATTCAATTCCACTTCGCTCATTTTCAGACAAATGAACCGGCTTTGAACCTGGGATATTTGGGTTTTGTATGATTGTTTGTGATTTATCATTCATGACATAGGTATTGGGTAATAGTTCCGTTCGATTCATTGTCATGCGATTGTAGTAATTATAAATCACCTCCACAAAGATAAAAGAAAGGTAAATAACAACAACAAGTAATGCTGCATATAGAATTTGCTGTCCGCTACCGGGTGCCTCACCGGATCGCTGCGTATTTCCATTAGTTCCAGATGGTGTTGAGAACATGGATCTCCTTTTAATTCATTGTATTATTTATTTGTGAATTGGATGAAACATTGCTAGATACCGATGGCTCAAAAAAAGAGGAAAACCACTGACTAAGAGAGAGAATGGGCTCAGGGCCGGCCATATAATTCGTATGGACCGCCTCGGGGTTAAGCGCGCGATCATACATCGTCGTGGTCGATATTTTTCCGCCAAAACCACCGTGACCTAATAGAGTTGCACGATAACCACTTGCATCCACCTTAAACGGTGCAGGTAATACACATGAACGAGACAATTTACCATCCAGATACACATCCACTGTTCTTCCATTCACTGCCACCGTAAGACAGATCCACCGCTGCAGATCCACTTCGGGTAGGTCACACAGCGGCGTAGACTCGAGTAAGCCCGAATCCATTTGAATGTCCGCGAACATCTTATTGTACTGTTTGGTGTGGAGTGTGTCACATGGTGTGCCATTTTTGTCGTTATTCAAAAAGGAGGAGGACTGTCTGTCACAGGTTTGAAGGCGAACACGAAGCGATGGCTTTGTGGCACCCAGAGAAATACCAATGGTCTGAAAGGATGATCCACCAATGCTTAGAATATGTTTGTGGCGATTTCGTCTAACACCCCAGTCGCTGATATACAGCCATGTAGAAATGGTGAATTCACCTCCTTCAAACAGGGGTGCTAATTTATCGGATCCCATGTTAATGGGACCTGCGGCAGATGCATCCTGCGTCTTTGTAATCAGCGGATAGCTATTTAATGTTCTCACGCCGAATAAGTATTGGTATAAGTAATACAATCCGAACAATCCTAGAAACAAAATAAGCACAGGAATGATTTGGGAGGCAGGAGATGAACTATTATTGGTGCTCATGATTCTGACAAATACACGGATATTCTATCAAGAGAATTTAAGCATAGGGTGTGCTCCATTGAACCAAATTATTGAGGGGGGCTTGTGTAATAGTATCACATGGAAAACCGGAAGGGCATTGCGCCAAAAGCGATACATTGGGTAATGTAAGATTGATGGGGTTGTCTTCTAAGATCACATTATTGGTATCCACATAGGTAGATCGTAATCGTTCCACATATTCGGGGCTCAACCGTGCGCCATTTACAATAACATGAATCACTGAACCATCCAATTTGTCATATCCAATCGATAGAGGGCTACTGATGACAACCGGATAATCATTCATTCGATGAGAGGCAACAATTTGTCTATCGTAAATAACATCGAATCGTCGGCCATCTCGTAAAATGGCAATAAATACCCATTTTTGTCTCGGAATGGGTGGGAGATCAATGACTTCAGTCTGTTTCACTGCACCGCGTTGCGTTCTCACTTGTAGTCTCGTTGGTGGATTTTGATCACCCATCGAAGAGGGCATTACTTCAAGACGCCAGTTATTTTCAACTTGCAGTAATGGGATATACTGATTTTGGTAATTAAGTGTGCGATTACCATTCTCCAATTTGAAAAAGCCCATCACGGTAGAACTCGATGACCCTAACAGGACCTTTTTAACAACATCAGCAGGGGCAATCTCCTTCTTTGTATTGAGTGGAGTCATTGTTGGAAGTACATCATTGTTACCCGATGACGGATAGATCATATAATTAACAATATACACGACAAGAAGTAGTATAATGATACCAAAGACGATTTGAGTAATAATCGACATTCTCTATTGATCGATTTGATTTTCTCTCCCCGTATGTTATGAGGAAGGCGTAGATGTTCCAGGTATGACATTTTCAATTGATGCAGTAACCGATGATATACCTTTTTTCACAGAGTCAGGGAGAATAGATGATGTATAGGAGGAAATGGCACTCATTGCAGCAGATGGATCCACCGCATCCTTAACACTATCGAGACAAGTGGATGAACCAGGAATTGGATCCGCTCCAAAGGTAGCAGCTGCAGTAAGTGGCGGTTTGGCCTCTCGAATTTCAGGCGCGATTAAGGCGCGATCCCAGATTTTAAGGGTACGCAGTTTGGCAACATTGGTAGATCCTGCGACAATGTCCCCCCTTACATCCAGAAGAGGCGCGCCATAGGAGCGCGTTTTCATGAGACGCCCGTCGATATAGACTTCAAATGCCTTATCCATGATAACGACGCCTAATCGAAAGGTATTCTGAACGGTGATATTGGGAATGATAATATTTTCCATGATGTGATTTTGATTTAGTACAGAGACAATCATATCGGTGGTATCGGGTAACAGGGCAACGACAAAATTATAGTATTGCAGCACGCTTAATAGGGTTGTGCGATCGACTGTTGTGGATGCATCCGCATCAATTGGCATTCCGCCTCGACTGACTAAAATGCGGGGCTGATTGGTAAAATAGATTGGATTCTCAATAAAAATGTCAAGAATAAAGGAATAGTCAAAGAACTTATTTCGAATCGGCGTTACTTCATTTTTAATCGTGTCTGAGTTTGTTTTCCAAAACAATACACCCGTATCCGTCCATGGTAGGGTAACGATACCGGGAGAACCAGGTTGTGAGCGAAAAATGGGTGTAATGTATTTATCAACAAATAACAACAGAATAATCATGACAATGATAATTGCTAACACGAATGCCAAAATACGCTTAATAGAACCAGTTGAATCACCTGTTGTATTATAATACGATCCCGTACTGGGCGTAGTAGATGGATAGGAAGTAGAACCGGTATCCTTTGACGCAAACCAGCCTGTATTGCGCTGTCCTTGACTTCCTGATCCAGGCCAACCCAAATATCTGGAAATATTGATACCTGTATTTGCCATATCTCTGTTATTTATCCTTCTTTTATAAGATGGCAATGATACATGATTATAATTTATGTACAGCATACATTACACCACCTATCACTGATAATACGACGCTTCCTGTCAGAAACCCCTTCACAAAAGAGGCATAATCCACTTCCTTCATGTCCTCTTTGGTCCATACAGGGGATCGATTTCTGGCGCCCACCTTTTCATAATAAGAAAGCACCTCTTCAAGTGTCCATTCGGGCTTTCCCAGCATTTTATTGACTTTATTGTGAATTTGAACAGTCCATTTAATGAGATCGGTTCTGGAGTCTAGGAAGGTTGAAATTGGCTTTTCTTGTAAATATTCTTTATAGTGCTCGCGGCAGATCGAGCAAGGGAGTAGAAAGGCAAGGGATTCATAAAACTCTTTGGCACATTTCTTATCGGTGTAGGTCGGATTTTTTGAATATCCCAATGCAACAATATGCATGGTGTGCCAGAAAAAAGGGCCCCATACACTTGGTGGAAATTGCATTCTATTTATCCTCTATCATTTCTTTGACTCTTTTTTTCTCATCTTATGATCTGTTAGCACGCTGACAGATGGTCTAAAGACTTTTAGTATGTATCCGATAAGAGAATCATAATATGATAACAAACCGGACACTACATTGTACCAATTGTGGATTAAATGGACATTTATTTCGTAATTGTTTATCACCTGTTACAAGTTATGGAATAATTGCAGTTCGATATGCAAATGATGCAAATATCACATCACTTTATTCGAAATCAACGAATATTTCAAATGCTAACGACTCGATTCAGTTTCTATTGATTCAACGAAAAGACTCGTTGGCATTTGTAGAGTTTATAAGGGGAAAATACATACAACACGATGATTCTTATATTGGATCACTATTATCTCGCATGACACAAAAAGAACATGAGCAAATCAGTACAAAGACCTTTCAAGAACTATGGTATGGTGTGTGGGGGGAATCTTTCATGGTTCGATCTCATAAAAATGAGTATGAAACATCAGAGCGCCGATTTTCACAAATTAAGGATAAATTACCACGGCTTCAATTAGAATATCCTACCAAATGGACGGAGCCTGAATGGGGATTTCCAAAGGGGCGGCGTACTCCCTATGAGACGGATCTGCACTGTGCAGTTCGTGAATTTCAGGAGGAAACAGGACTACATCCGTATGAATTTTCGATCCTACAAAATGCGAATTGCATTTCGGAAACATTTTTTGGCTCTAATCAGGTGCATTACTGTCATAAATATTACATTGCCATTTGTAATCAATCCACGGAGGTTGAAATGAATATGGATAATTTTCACATGGCACGCGAGATTGGAGGGATTTGCTGGTGCTCGTTAGATGAAGCTACCTCAAAGATTCGTCCGGATAATATAGAAAAACGAGAAATATTGCTAAAAGCAGGTAAAATTATGAAGAATTTTCACCCTGTTCATACGAATGAGATGCCTCGTCTATAGCACCGTCTATAGCACTGTAGTGCGGTGGAATTCTCAAAGCGTTTAGAAAGAAAATCAAATGTAGTTCTATAAATAGCAAGGATGTTTGGAATCTCCAAAAATTTATTACTCGAGAATGAAGATGAGGAGTCCTCTCCGAACCGCTCTGTCTCGAGCAATGTGGCCTCTGAGCCTGCAGTAGCAGAGCCTGTAGTGGCAAACGAAGTAGCAGTGGCAAACGAAGTAGCAGTGGCAAACGAAGTAGCAGTGGCAAACGAAGTAGCAGTGGCAAACGAAGCTGCAAACGAAGTAGCAGTGGCAAACGAAGCTGCAAACGAAGCTGCAGAGGTTTCTGCCATCGACGCTGCACAGGAGGTGGCAGATGCGCGTGAAACATTGATGAAATTTACCAAAGAGAATCGGCTTAAATTATGGAAAGTAATGCAGCAAAATGAACAAAATGATCCCATTTTATACAATTTGTTAAAAGAAGAATTTGGTGATCTAGAGGAATCACTTGCATCCGCTCCTGCAGAATCACCTGAAGAGTTTGAATTAAATAATTCAAATGAAAATGCAAATGAAAATGCAAATGAAAATGCAGAAGAGGTAGAGGACGCAGAAGAGGAGGCAGAAGAAGTAGAGGCAGAAGAAGAGGATGCAGAAGAGGTAGATGCATATCCAGAGGCAATTGTGAATGAGGAGGATGAATATCCAGAGGCAATTGTGAATGAGGATGAGGAGGAAGAAGATGAGGAAGAAGATGAGGAGGAAGATGATGATGAGTTTGTATTAAATGATGAAAATGACGAACCTGCACAAAAATTACCTGCAGCAGAATTACCCGCAGCAGAATTACCCGCAGCAGAAGCACAAGAAGCAGAAAATAATCAAGGATTGAAAACATTTCTTGCTGGTCAGACACCTGAACAATTGGAACTCATGTGGAAAATGAATCTGAATGAAGCCGATCGTGTATTAGTACAGGCAGAATTTGAAAAACGAGGACTACCTCTTCCTGCTATCAATAACAATAATAATAACAATAATAACAACAATAATAATGGTAATAACAATCCAACAGAGTTTGCCAATTTACCTCCTGATGATCTTCTGGAACGCTGGGATACAGAGACTGATTTTAAAGTACGCGATCAACTTGTCAAAGAACTCCAAAAACGAGGGATGTTCCCTTCTGCTTTTATGAATGAATGGGAACTCCAAACAGGCGCCTATCCCGATCTTCTTGATCCCGCATTCTTAAAAAAGCTCCTTGCCAAACGAGAATTTGCTGAATCTCTGCAGCAAGAATGGCAACCCGTCACAGATCCATGTGCAGGAGATAGCTTATTTGAAGTAACACCCGTTCAGCGATTCATTTCTAATTTTATGTCCCCCAAAACGCCCTATATGTCCGCCCTCCTATATCACGGTGTCGGCGTCGGTAAAACCTGTGCCGCCGTTCAAATTACCGAGGCATGGCTTGAATATTATCCACAAAACGAAGTCTATTTGATCGCTCCTCCCACGATTCGCGAGGGATTTTACCGAACCATTTTCGATAGCAAGAAGATCATTTTCGGAGAAGGTGCCGAGCCCAATTCTGCCTCTCAATGCACGGGAACGACCTATATGAAACTGACAAATACCTTATACGAGCGTGACATCAATAAAATCGAGAGAGCCGTCAAGAAGCTCATTAATAAGCGCTACAAAGTGTTTGGATATGTATCCTTTGCCAAATTTATTGAAGAGGCCATTAGTGGCATTCCTACCACTCTTTCCAAAAAGCGCCAGCGCGAAATTAAAATCCAGCGCATCCGCGACCAATTTAGCGGCAAATTACTCATTGTCGATGAAGCCCATAATCTTCGCGACCAATCCCTTCGCGATCACCTCGACATCGATGAGAAAGAGGAGGCCTTTAGCAGCAAAGCCGAGCAATCCGATGCGCTCGGTGGCAAATATTTGACGCCCTTTCTGGAGGATGTGTTACGCTATGCAGAGGGCATGAAGTTCTGCGCTCTAACGGCCACCCCCATGTATAACACCTATAAGGAAATTGTATTTATCCTTAACCTGCTGTTACTAAATGATAAGAAAGCAACCATTAGCGAAGCGGATGTCTTTGACCCGCGCGGAGCCATTACTCCTGGTGGTGTAAAAATACTATCCGATATCTCACAGCGCTATGTGAGTTTTATGCGCGGCGAGAATCCGATTTCTTTCCCTGTGCGTCTCTTCCCCCTCTCCATCCCCGCCTTTCCTGCGGCCTATCCTTCTTTAAATCCCCGTGGCGCACTCATCCCTGAATCAGAGCGCGACTATTACAAGCACTTACCTCTTGTACCCATTCTATTGGGCGGTGAATCCCTTCAGGCCACACTGGAGATCATGAAGGCTCTCCCACCCCTAAAAAAAGACCGCGAAGAATTGGGACCCTTTCAATTGGATATGTTGGTTCCTGCGGGAAATATCATTGTTCCAGCGACTCCTGCTACGCAGGGTACAACCTTTGCGGCCTATAAATCACGATCGGATACGAATGCGCTCTTAACGGTATTTACGAAAGAGACCATCGAAAAGCAAGTACAATATAAACCACTAGATTCGGTGGGTATTGAGTGGCTGACAGTGGGCCCCTTAGCTAACTATAGCCCTAAGTTTGATTTCTTGATTCGTCGCATTCAACGGACAGAGGGATGCATCTTCGTGTATTCTCGTTTTGTCAATAGCGGTGCCATTTCGATCGGCCTTGCTCTGGAGGCAAATGGATATACCCTCTATGGTCGCACACATGGCCTTCTTGGGAAAAAGAAGGAGGTCGTAGAAGCAAATGGTGGAAGACAGTGCGCCCTTTGCCCAAGACGAGAGAAACAGCATGGAAACGCAGAGCACGCCTTTTCTCCTGCCTATTATGGTCTTCTTACAGGTAATGTTAGCGTTTCACCCCATAACCAGGAAACCATTGCTGCTCAGCGTGCGGATAATAATGTAAATGGTGTTCATATGAAGGTGGTGATTGGTTCTCAAATTGCATCAGAAGGTGTTGATTTTCGCTTTATGCGCGAGACCCATGTGATTGATTCATGGTATCATTTAAATAAAACGGAACAGATTCTCGGGCGTGCCATTCGTTTTCGTTCTCACTGTATGTTGCCCAAATTGGAGCGCAATAATACCGTGTATCTCTATGCAACTGTGTTGCCACCCAGTGAGCCATACTATGAAACAGCCGATCTGTATAGTTATCGAAATGGGTTCAAAAAGGCGGTCTTGATCGGTCGCGTGACGCGTGCCATGAAGCAGTCCGCGATTGACTGTAATCTTAATCATAATGCGATCATTATTCAAGGCCAAGCGCCTATTGAGCAATTGGATTCGCAAGGTGTTCTACGAAGAGAGGTGAGCATCAATGATATGCCATTTACTGCGGTATGTGATTGGATCGAGAACTGCGAATATCAATGCACTCCTCAAATTGATGTTGCGAAGCTCACCCTGGACGATTCCACCTATGATGAATACTCTGCACGGTGGCGTGTGAATCAAATGAAACAGCGGCTTCGTGTCTTATTTGAGCGTCAGCCCTTTTATAAGTCCGAAGATTTATGGAATCTACTTACCGATATTCCTCGATTGGCAAAAGTCGATTTATTGCGTGAAATTGTTAATAATAAGGCATTTCAAATTACTTATAATGGCCTAAAAGGATACATTCGATACTGTAACTTGTACTACCTATTTCAACCTAATGTATATATGGATATCAGCATTCCTCTGGCCATTCGTGTGGCGAAGTTTCCCATTAAGCGCGATATGTATATTCCCATGGAATACGAGGCACCCGCTGAACAGGAGGAACAGGCTGATGTTGTTAATACATCGGATACCATTCTTGATACCTGGAATGCGATTGTCACTTGGATTGATGAATTATCGGTGAGTGAAGATTACATCAAAGAGCCACATGAAATCAATGAATACATTGTTAAGGTTGCAAATCACAACAAGTCTGTCATTCAGAATCGTGAAAAGATGCTGAGCGTCATTCCCACCTTCCATGCCGCATTTCAGGAATCCAGATATGTAAATACAAACGCATTTCGAAATGCATTGCTCTTCTATTTCTGGGATGAATGGATGTCTGTTACGGAGCAGAACCAATTAATTTTGCAACAGGGAGAGGCTGTTGATGATTGTATAAAAGATAGCCAATTTGAATTTGATGAAAATGATGTTATCAATCGCTTATTTAATCCGAAAACGGGTGAGGTGGAATATCGTCTTCCCAATGGAGAGCCTTGTTCGCCTGCTGTGATTGATGCCATTCATCAAGATCGCTCAAAGGACCCTGTCCAATTCTTTCATGTTACACAGCGATCCACAGGAGGCCTATATGGGTTCCTTGTTCCAAAATATGGCAAGATTGTATTTAAAACAAGTGAGCCTCCTGAAGCGGGAGGGAAATTTCAGGGAAGAAAGGGAAGTGAATGTGCCATTGTGAGTGGTAAGGGTAACCATTATGAAAATCTAATAAAAATCGGTCAGATCTTACAGGCGAGCTCATTTCAATTCGATTTTCACTTAAACGAGGTGTCACTTGTTACTTCACTCACCATTAAAAATCCGACACGCCTCTGTACCTTAATGAATCTCTTTCTTCGATTTCTGGATGCAGAGGAAATACAGGATAAGCGATGGTTTATTCGTGCTGTTCAGTCATTTTATTCAGGACACATTGGCATGTTTCGAGCCTCTAAAAAATAAATAAAATTGAGGAAGAGGAACCCTCAAAAGATTCATAGCAAACAGAAGAATGGAGACTACCGCATTCTTTGAAAAGAAACTAAGCTTAACTCCAAGCGATTTCAATAAAGTGAAATCAATGCCTGTTGATGTCATTTTACTTCAAAAAGCCAAAGATAGCATGGAGAAAAAATGCTCCGAACAGGGGTTTGTCCTTCCCGGTACCATTGAGATGCTTTCTCGATCCATGGGGTATTTCGAAGCAGCTCGTTTTACTGGCGATGCCATCTATTATGTGAAGCTACAGGGTACCGTCATTTATCCTGTAGATGGTATTCGTGTAAAGGGCGAGGTCATCCGCAAGAACAAGATGGGTCTCTATGTGGATTACAAGCAGGCCATTCGCATTCAGGTTCCGCGTGATCTGCATATTGGGATGATTGAATATGAAAATGTAAAGATCGGTGATATGATCGAGGTGGAGCTAAAACGCTCTAAATTTGCCATCAATGACACCTACATTCTTGCAAGTGGTATCTTTCATGCAACCGTGGAGTCAGAGAAGCAGGCAGAGGTTGCCTTACCTGCTGCCAAAGTGCAGTCGGATGCTGTCGTTGAGGAGCCAGTGGTAGAAGAAGAGCCAGCAGCAGAAGAAGAGTCAGCACCTGAAGAGTCAGAGCCCGAGGAAGTGGAAGAAGAGTCAGCGCCTGAAGAGTCAGAGTCAGAGCCCGAAGAAGCCAGTGAAGAATAAACCATGCGCTTGTTGCATATCCAGGAACATCTTTACGGAATTAGAAATGTCAACCTACGATGATCGTAAAAAGGTGTTTGACAACATCAGACTCCTGGCAAAACCAGAACAAGAAGAACTGTTTAGAATCATACGGAAGACCAAAGAGCAATATACGGAAAATTCAAACGGTATTTTTTTTGATCTTTCTTCTTTCTCCGAAGAGACCTTTCAGCAAATACAGGGATATCTCCATTTTTGCCTGAAAACTCGTCAAGAGCACGAAGATCGTTTGAAAGACCTTGAGACGATTCGTATTCAGAACGAAACATACCAGCCTACTTCTCCATAAAATTTGATTAACCTAAAGCATGGAGTAGATCTAATAGATAGTATGACAACCCCTCACAAACAATATCAGAATGTCAGCTTTGGCGAACTACTCGCCTTCTCCAAACAAAATCCCAATCGACACCGACCGTTGGAGTCCATTGAGGTTCATATTGCTGCTACCGATCCTTCCCTTGATTCCTTTCACCTACCAGGATACACTTCCTTTAATGTGAATCCAGCAGGAATTATTAGCATCCTTTCCTGTATTTCCGACCCACAGTTTTATTCACTTGCTCCTGCTAATGCTCGCATGCAGCAACTGATCGAATATAGTACCAAATTGCAACAGCAAACCGATGACCTTACTCATACCTCTCTGTCTCGTAAGCGCAAGAAGATCCATGATCTGATCGCTGTTTCCTATAACGGCGGAACCTTTCAAGAGAAGGACTATCTGGATCTCTATCATGGACTTTCGCTCATGACAAAACAACACTTTATCCTAATCAAGGAGGCTGTTCAGGATCATATTGAGGATCATGAAACAAAATGCGAGAGTTCGCATAAGGGAGAGATCATCTTCTCTTCGGATCCTATGACATGGAACCGCGATTATACCTTGTGGGTGGCTGATTATCGCGGACGATGGGTTGGCATCCCCTCTGAGATTCACGCTCAACCTCTCTCTGCCATTGCCGCAGACTGGCTCTGTACCATGGAGCAACATGGATGGACCGTTCAATGGCCTGAAATCGATGCCACTAAGATCAAATTGGTAGAACAACTCAGTCAGCTTCCTACTTGGAAAGAGACGGATCGAAAACTAACCAAAGATATTCTGTCTGTCCGTCTGGGGCGTGCCCTTAGTCTTCGGGTGTTTGCCAATTGGACAACACACGAATCAAATGAACTTAAATGATTGGACTCGTGATATACCTAATGAACACCATGTCATCAGGACTACCGGTTGGCGTGCATTTGCTTATTAATGTCTATGATGTACCACATCCCGAACTATTGACCTATCTCACACGAGGTCGTCCCATCATGGAGGAACTGATTCAAGAACTGGATTTGCATGTGGTTGCTCAAACCGGTCATCAGTTTTCTCCGATTGGTTATACCTACGCCTATGTTCTTTCTGAAAGTCACTTTACCATTCATACCTATCCCGAATATCGTTCATGCTATCTGGATCTTTTTTGCTGCAATCCCCAATTTGATCCGCTGTATGCGATTGAGCGAATCAAACAGAAATTTCAAACAGAACATGTGCGTTCTCAAATCATTCGGCGTTAAAAACGGAGCGTCCTTCTTTCTATAAAATTGACAATCGGAATTTAGATAGAAAACTTAAGGTCCTTTTATCACTATACTTAATAGTGAATCATGGAGTTGACAAAAGACCAATTTGCCAATCTTCAGCGGCTTGTCCATGAATGGTCGTTGCACGCTACCTACGAGCTGGAGACGGGGGTTGGTGTAGGCGGAGTCGTTGATTCAAACACCTTTCTTCAAATCGCACAGCGTCTTCGCATGAAGGGATTCAAACCCACTCCACAGGAGGATTATCTCAATATTATCACCCCGAGCAATTACCGCTTTACGATTCAAGGATTGGGGCTAGTTCAAACCTACTGTCAAGATGATGCGATTGACCGAAAACAATACACCGTGATGCTGAAAGATCGTTTGGATCGTGCGGACCGTAGCAATCTCAATCTGGACGAGTACAATGTTCGCATGAAAATCCGGCGAGAGCAACCAATTGAAGGAGAGAATGCGGCAGTCAAACAGTTACTACAGAATTGGGGATCAGAGCGTAAGGCCTTCCGATTGATTCGCCGCTGGAGCTTTGAAGGGGATGGTGTTCGGATGGATTTATCTATGGTGCGTCAATCACCTACTGTAGCCGAACGACAGGGTGAATATGATTGGTCGACCACCTTTCTCCAGCACAACATTCTCAATCAAATTCCGCGCTATGAGGTGGAGGTAGAATTGTTGCGTAATTCATCCACCAAAACAGAAGACGCCGCACTCAAAGCACTCATTCGCGGTGTAGGTGAGGTTCTGCGCGCCGTGCAAAAGAATACGCTCTTAATTACTAAATCTCTAACGGCACAAGTGCAGCGCGAGTATCGTACGATGATGGGGATTAATGAATTTCGCGGTGTAAATCCTGTTACTCTTGAGATGAAAAACATGATTCCTCTGATAGACCCATCCATCCCCAATATTCGTTCCAGTTATAATGTGACAGACAAGGCGGACGGCCTTCGTGCTATGGGCTTCATCAATCAAAAGGGAGACCTCTTCCTCTTCGATCAAAGCATGAATGTCTATCGAACGGGTCTTCACAATGAATCATGTGCCAATACACTATTGGATGGAGAATGGGTGACCCTTACCAGCATGGGAGAGACAGTCAATCACTATATGGTGTTCGATATCTATCATTATGAAGGCGAAAATGTCAGCACACTCCCATTTGTCACCTTTGCCGAGGGCATGGTCGATCAGGGAGGAAACAGTCGTTATAGCAAAATGAAGGAGTGGCACCTGAAATGGAGAGAGAATACCACACTTATCGCCAAGGGAATTGGAAAGGAGCGATCTCTGCTGGTTGCCCTCAAGATCTTTAAGTTTGGATCCGCCAACAATCTCAGTATCTTTCAAGCATGTGCTGAGATTATGAATGCACCGCATGTCTATCACACAGACGGTCTGATTCTTACGAGTAATTCAGAACCGTTGCCTGCGGATGCCGGCGCTCGGTTTAACCAGCAATTCAAATGGAAGCCAGCAAAGGACAATACAGTAGATTTCCTGATCGAATATGAAAAGGATGAGGACATTCCCACTATCGATAAAGTGACAAGCACCATTCTCCCCAGTAATGGAGATACCAGCATTCACTATAAAACCATGCGCCTCTTCGTGGGTGCCGAAAAAGGCGCCATCTATCTTAATCCGCGCGAACTGATCCTTCGTGATGAGCCCATTGCTCGAGAGCGAGGGGGTCGATCCTATATGCCTGTCTTATTCACTCCCTCGGATTTTCCAGATACCATGGCAAATACCTGCTATGTTGCGGTGGAGCCCGCTGCAGACTCCACCGAGGAATACGCGATGACAGAGAGCACCAAGGAGCCTATTCCCAATCGAAGCATTGTTGAAATGCGCTATGATTCAACGCGTGAGGCAGGCTGGCGATGGATTCCGTATCGAATTCGCCATGATAAGACAGAACGCCTGGTTCGTGCAACGATTCTGGCAAGAGAAACTGGCAAGAACATTAAATACAGGAGCATGATGAATGATGAAAAGGTCGCCAATTCTGTCTGGAAATCCATTCATGATCCGATTACCGATAGCATGATTCGCACAGGAAATGAGGAACCATCGGATGAGGAATTGGCTGCATTATTGCGTGTTCGCGAGACAGAGATTAGTAAAAAGTATTATGAGCGAAAGGCTCCTCAAGAAAATATGGCATTGGTAAAAGGACTACAGGGCTTCCATAACAAAATCATCAAGAATGAGATCCTGATTCAGCGTGCGCTCTCGGGTGGAAATCAGAGTCTTCTTGACTTTGCATGCGGTAAGGCAGGTGATCTTAGAAAGTGGAATCATCGTGCCAAATATGTTGTTGGTATTGATACGGCAGGTGAGAATATTACAAATCCATCGGATGGTGCTTACAAGCGTTATATGGAATTAATGGAAGAGTATGGACGAGATCAGGTTCCGAAGATGGCCTTTATCATTGGTGACAGCTCTAAGCCCATTGCAAACGGTGAGGCGGGTGCGAATCGCCAGGAACAGGACATGCTCCGTGTGATCTTTGGCCAAGATCCACAAGAGGGTAATATTCCACCATTCATTCTTCATCACATGGCAAGTAAGTTTAGCCGTGGCGCGGATGTGGCTGCATGTATGTTCGCCCTTCACTACTTCTTTGCCAACAAGGATATGCTGGATGGATTCCTATACAATCTGAAAACCACAATAAAAGTGGGAGGACTCTTTATTGGGTGCTGCTTTGATGGTAAGAAAATCTTTGATCTCCTGTCACCCCTTTCGAAGGGTCAGCGCCGTATAGGAACAGAGGCTGATGTTCCTGTCTGGAGCATTACCAAGGATTACCAGGATGATGTCTTGGAAATGGATGATAGCTCCATTGGTATGGGTATTGATGTAGAGTTTATTAGTATCGGATCCTCTCATAAGGAATACCTTGTTCCCTTTGAACTTCTGGAGTCTAAGATGAAAGAGAATGGGTTTCGATTGCTAAATATGAGAGAGCTGGGACAGATGAAGCTGAAGAATAGCACAGAATTGTTTGAAGAGACTTACAATCAAATGCTTCCTAATACGCGCAAGAAGTATCCAATGGGTGACTCCGTGAAGCAATTCTCGTTTCTGAATCGCTGGTTCATCTTTAAACGAGAGGGAGAGGTTGTAGTGGAAGAGGCGGCTAAAGCGGCAGAGGTTGCTAAAGCGGCAGAGGTTGCTAAAGCGGCAGAGGTTGCAAATTCTGCAAATGCTGAAGCGCCAAGTGCAGATGCATCTGCTCTATCTTCGAAGTCTGTTATGAAAAAACCAGGCATCGCAAAACCTGCTGCAGAGTCTTCTGTACAAGTGGAAGTTCCGCCACAATTGGAAGAAGTTGGGCCAAAGAAATATCTTACTGCTGCACAACTCTTCCGCTTCGGCCCAGATGTCAAAACCAATCAAGGCGTCGATATCCTGTTTCAAGGCAAACCCGATGATAATGCAGCACAATATATGAGTCTGATTGGTCCCTTTCCCATTCCAGATGAACAGGATGAAACAGTTCTGTATCCCAGCGTTGAGCACTATCTGGCAGCTATGAAAGTGAAAAAAGCTGGTAAGAAACAGAAGGGCGCATCGGCCAAAGCCGAATATACTAGCGATCTTGCAAAGAACCTGTTTAGCATGGACGGTCAAATTCATAAAGAAATGCTCGAAGAGCGTAGCAAAGCACGCCCACCTATTGTAGAGGATTCTGAGCGCGATTATGAATACTTGCTATCAGAGGCAGTAAAGGTACGAAAAGCCGCAACGGATCTTTCCTTGAAGCGCTATAATATCACAATTGATGATGCAATGTGGAGCGCAATCAAAGATGAAGCCCTCTATTATGCACTGGACTATCGTATGAATCGTGATGCACGCTTTCAGAATGCGGTATTAATGATTATTCGCGATGGCCGTGATTTACTCTATAGCACAAAAAATACCGGTAAAAATGTGGCGACTGCAGAGGAATTGGGTGGCGAACGACTTCTGGCTGGCCCCAAAAAGCACACCATTAAGGGTGAAAATAAGGTGGGCAACATGCTGATGGACATTGCCACTTCGTTTGGAAAAGCCTAAACCATTACAATGATACACCCTATAATGGGGACATCGTCGAGCCGTGAAGAAGATAATGATGTTATTCATGATATTTTTCATGTTACTGATACATTTGTTGATCGTGCTGCATGGCAGCGTCATATAAAACAACACATGCGACACCAAGAGGATTCTGATATTCCTTCTTTTACCGTTGGTTCCTCTCCTTATACCATCTATGCTGTACAACAACCAAAACAAAAAGAAGAGATTCGTAACATTTCCTATGATCAGCTTCAACTTACACTATGTCATACCATTTTTGTATTTTGTACTCGTACTGATTTTGTCCTCTCGGTTGAAAATTTAGTGGAGGAATCCTTTGAACGGCAATCGATTCGCCAAATTCTAAATCAATTTTGGAATCCGTATCAACCCGATAGGATCGCATGGGCAAAACATCAGACCTATATGGCAGTTGGTTATGCTGCGGTTGCGTGTGAGCAAGAAGGATTCTCTTGTTTAATGATTGATGGCTTTCAAGCACCGATGCTTCATTCTCTTCTTCAGCTTCCCTCCTACTTGATTCCTACTGCCATGTTGGTGGTAGGTCTACCTGATTAAAAATTGATATCGATAGATTGTCATGACTTAAACTAATCCATTGTATATTCATCATGCCTCATCACTCTTGGCAAACACTTACCAGCATCCATCGTCACCCGCGTGATGCGCATATTGCATTTGATGAACCTACTCACAAGTACTATGTCAATGGTTCCTGTCAGGGAAACATCTCTTGTACTGGTTTTATCCACGAATTCTTTGGACACTTCGATGCCAAGGCTATCATTACTAAAATGAAGAAAGGTCCCAAATGGGCCACCAGCAAATACTACGGAAAAACGGATGAAGAGATCATGAAAGAATGGTCTGATAATGGAAAAGAGGCATCGGCTGCTGGAACCGCCATGCATTTTGCCATCGAACAATTCATGCATGGTGCGATGGACGAGATCAAGCCCGAAGTCAAGGACACACTGGAATGGAAATACTTTATGAAGTTCTGGGCGGAGTGTGGGGATGATTTGGAGCCCTATCGCAGTGAATGGGAGGTCTTCACGGATTCATTGGAGCCAGTTGCATCTGAGCGAAAGATTAAACTGTGTGGTTCGATTGATATGGTGTATCGTCGTAAATCAGATGGAAAGTTCGTGATTTATGACTGGAAACGATCGAAGGAGATTAAGTCGGATAATCCGTTTGGATCGGGTCTGCCTCCGTTGGAGCACTTACCTGATACAAATTATTGGCATTATACCATGCAGCTGAATGTGTATAAATGGATGTTGGAGAAGTACTATGGCCTGGAAGTGGCGGACTTGTATCTTGTCATTCTCCATCCAGATCAGCCGTCGTATCGTCGTATGCGCCTTAATATCATGACGGATGAAGTGGAGGATATGATTGAGTGTCGCCGACGGGCTGTGGAAGCGGGGTGCAAGCAGTCGGTGATTCTGCCGATTCCTGATCAGGAAGAGGATCGTGGTAAGCCGCTAGCTTCGTTTGGTTTTAAATTCTAATTGGCGGATGGTAATGGTGCTGCGCTTGCACTTTTAGCGCTTGGTGCAATACCTGGTCTTTTTAGTTTAGGTACAGAGAGTGGTG